TCGATACTTCTTTGGTAGCGTCATTACTGGAAATGAGTTGGGCTTTGTTGCTAAGCGACCTGTAACTGTCTTAAACATATCATAATCAATGTAAGGCTTACAGTTGCTCACAGTCTTAAACATGTTTCGGTCTTGAACTGTAAGTCTTTCTATCTTTGTAGGATCGATGCTCACTTTATGGTTTCTAATATCTGCAATAACCTTATTAATCTTTAACAACTGATCATAGTTTGTGGGTTTTGGATAGTTGGTAAAGATGTCTTCACAAATTTTATTTTTTATCTCTGCTAAGTTTTGTAAATAGTGACTTGGGATAAGTTCATATACACAGTGATCATCTATATTTAGACCTACTTCGTTTGCCGCTTTGAGCGCTGCCTTGATTCTTTCTTGGACTGCGGACCACTCCCCTCTAGAACCTTCTGGGCAAAGCTCGTCCAGGGATTTACCCCCGGCGTAAAGATTAGCATACTCGACCTCCTTGTCTCGTAGATAAGTAGCATATGACCAAGTTTGAGTACAGTTATCTGTAATTTGTTCGCTAAATGTTCCTTTTTTGTAGATTAAGGAACATTTATTTTTTTCATCGAATGTTTGGAAAAGCAAGTTAGTATCCAGAGGTTGTTGATCCGCCGCCGGACGATCCGGCAGTTATTGATGCACCGCCAGTATAAAAATAAGATGACGCTGGCTGGTTGTTTTTTTGTATATTATCAGATAGATTTTGGTTTGTCAAGATATCATATTTCTTTTTTCTTTCAAAAGCTAAGAAGTTTGAAAAATGTAACATGGCTTCAAATATATCAGATTGAGTTATTTTATTTGATATTTCATCAATCAATGATTTATATTTATTTAAAGGTAATTTTATTTTTTCCTCTCTTAACCTAATTTTTATATATAAATCTATAAATGTAGATTCTGGGTATGCATTAATGAACTCCATATAAGTTGGATTATATGAGCTTATAAATTCACTTGGTCTGGCAACCACCTCCCTCTCAGTTTTGAAAGATGAGTCCAGCAAATTATTTTTAATACAATTTTTATATTTAATAATTTCTATTCTAGGGCTGTTTGTTATAAAAGAAGCATATGATAGAAACATATATTTTTTAAACGATACGTAACTTATGTACTCAGCTTGCAAATAATTTAAATTAAAATTCTCAATGTCATTTGATATATCATATGCTTGCATATACTTTTTCATTTGTTTGGAATTTAGATTGGCGACGATAGCCCATGGAACATGTTTGTTAATATAAAAACCGAAAGATGCTGCTATTCTTATATAATCGTCAAAAAAATCATTTGAAATATAATCAACCCATTTTACGCTATCATCATCATATGAATCCTCTGCAAATTCTATTATAAGTCCACTATTACGATAACTAATAAACGTTGAGGATATGTAACCTGCTAAAGTATGCGGTATCTGATCGTTTACATCAACATAAAAAAGATATTCACGAGAATAATCTAAAAAACTTTTAATCTGTGATTTATCTAAACTTGTTAAAAAAGTATTAACGAAGCCAGGATCTAATACGCTTTGAAAATACAATCTATAGCTTTCAACTGAACCTTCATATGCCTTTTTTGGATTTTCAATATCGATAAATGACGTCATTGATGAGTTTAACTTAAATCTTGCATCAGTAGCAAAGTCGCGAAAGTCTGCATAGGCATCAGCTACAAAATTAATCGCTACAAGTTCATCATTAATCGGTTTTAAATTTGCTTGATCTGGAAATATTAGTCTTTGCTTTGTATCTACTTTACCCCATAATGGTCTATCATACCATATATCAACAGGCTTAGGCAACCCCTCTTCTTGCGGATAAACATCTGAGCTACTAACATAATATTTTCTTTGCGCAAAAAGAAAATCCGAAGTCAGGCTGTTGTTTGCAAAAGGTATGATATCTATTTCTTTAGGCATAATATAAGTAGATTATTGAGTGAATATTTTATAATACTATCGATATTGACGCACAACCTCATTTTTACCACTCAAATCTACACCAGCAGAGGTTTTTTTCGGTGGTGGCTTTGAGACTGCTAATATACCGTCAACTACACTGTTTTTTTGCTGTTGACTGGGCAGGATTGAGGCTTTATATTGAGTGGCGGCAAGTTGATCCTTTGCAAAATCAATAAAATCTTCTCCATTTTCATTCCTTCTCAGACCAGCCTGTGTTAATGCACGACGTCTATCAGCGTTGTATAACGTTGCTTTTATTGTGCTAGTAAACCCTGAACCCGCTGAGTACTCATGTACAACACTACTCACTTGATAGTCTCCATTTATAAACGTGTTGGCTGCTCCACCAGACAAGCCAGCGCTTACTATAGTGGGAGCGCTTACTTTGATTTGCATTCCAAGTTGAAATATGGGAGCAAGAATGGTTGTGATACCAACCTCAAAAAAACTTGGTATTATAGTGTTATCGCTACCTCTTATTTGTTCCATTACGAGCTTTTGCAAATCGTCATCTTGTATTTCATTTATTTCAAATCTTTTAATTATTCCTCTATCGCTACCACCAAAAATGAATTCAGGCAAAATATTATTTTCATCTGGTGTAAAATCTTTGTACCTTTTTACATAAACCACCATACCATTTTTTGTATTTTTTTCAAAAGGGTTTGTGACTATTCTATACAATCTTGGATCAATTGATTGTGAACGTATTGAAGATTGATAAGGTGTGGCGCCGCCCGATGTAAGACCTCCTACAGATGAATTAATTTTCTTTAAAGGATAAGTCATTTTTTTAAGTTGAAAGTTGCCAACGTCTTTTTGTACATTTATAACTTGTGCTTTTCTTTTTCTTGTTAGTGATATAAGGTTAATCAACTCTTGTATCAATTCAAAAACAGTAAACATATTTTTTTGTTTTCCATAAAGATTTCTTGCAAGAATGTATCTTAAGTTTCTAACTGATATTGGAAAATCGTACAAAGGTTTTGTTTTCATAACGATTCTTGAAGCTTCAGATTGCACTCTAATTGTATTTAATTCAATTTCTGAAAAGAGCATTACAGAGTCCTCTATCGCTTTGAATATTCTTGCAGAATCACCAATTTTTGCTTGACTGTCCTTAAGTTTGTTTACCTGTCCAGCGTTAATGGCGTACAATCTCCTAAACACTAGTCTTATAATATCACCAAACAAAATGTAATCTATTTGTTTTGCGCGACCTAAATCCTGCATTAATGCTTGTGTATCTTGTTCGAACCTTGAGGTCTCTTTCTTTTTTTCATTTGTGGTTGGCTTTGCGTTGACTTTAACTGTTGATGTATCTTTAGATGTCTTTATTTTTGTTGCTTTCTTAGGGTTTGTTAAATCTTTTTGTTGTTGTTTTATTCCCTTTTCATAAGAAAAAGAGCTATCATAATAATCTTGCAATTGTTTAGAGGTTAAATATATTGTTTTTATAACGCCTTGTTCTAGTATCTCTTTTGAATTAAAAGCAAACGTTTCTTCTAATGCTTTTACCAGTTCATCGTGTCTTGCATTTGCAAAAGCTTCTTTTGCCTTGCTCACTTCAGACTTTAAATCATCTTCCAGTGTGCCACCGCTTTTTCCTGGGTGGATTTTATTGAATGTTTGATTTAAATTTTCAGTTGAAAGTTCACTTTCTATCCTTTTTAGCTCTTGTTTTACGCTTTTCACATTTTTTTCAAATGCTTGAAATTCTCTTCCTAAGTCTTTTAAATTATTATTTCTAATCTCCTCTGCTCTTTTCAATTGGGCGGCTTGGATTGATTTTACATTAGTTTGACGCTTACCGGTATCGCTTGCCTTAACCTCACGCATTCTTTCTTTTTCAGTTCTTTCTTCAAACTTTTTTCTAGCGTTTGGAGAACTTTTAATAAAATCTTGAAGCTTTTTATACTTTTCGCTACCTTTGATTTGTTCAGTTATTTGTTCACGATAACTTTCTCTTGCCTCTTGAAGACTTTGTAATTTTTTGTTTGCAGTGTCTATGGCGCGATTTTGAACTCTTTGATATTCGTCAAGTTGCAATCCTAGAAAGTCGAACACAAGATTAGAATCAAATATACTTTCCTCTCTGCTTTGATAACTTACATTAACTGTTACCTTCAAATTTTCATCTATTTTTATATTTGTTTTCACAAGATGTAAAAACATTGTAAAGATCATTTCTGGACTGGTTAAAGAATACTTGTCGATGAGGTCTTGATTGGTGCTACTATAACTAATTGATAGTTTTGTATAAAACGCAGATGTGCCCACTCTACCGGGAGATCTAAAAATATCGGCGTATGACGCACCGATTGCAGACAAGGGATTGAAAAAACCAAAGACTGGTGATACAAAAGTATTAATTGAATCAAAAACTAATTCTAGATCCACCAAATAAGACTTACTAAAGAAGGGTAAGTCGCTCCCATCTAATGACATGGAAAAAGATTTCAAACCGACTTGGTTTGTTGAATAATAAGCAGAGGATGTATTCGCCTTTGCGATGTTTGCTCCCTCTGTTAGAGGTATTTCAACCTGCTGATCTGTTTCGCTGTCCACAATAAAAAGATTTACTTTGGGATAAATCTGAGCCATCTCTTGCGGTGTTATGCCTTTTATAAAATTTTCTATGTTGTTTACGGTGGCTGTTTGGTCTAAACCCATTAATGCATTGATTGATTTAAATCCATTTGGCAGATAAGGAACGTTTTGTTCGCTTGCGCCTCCAGCTTGATCCACTGTAGCGCCGGGTATAATTGAAATACCATCCTTATCTAATAAACCCAGATATGCATCCATAAGAAGAAGCTGCATATCGAATGCATTGGGGTCTATACCGCCTATCTCTTGATCTACATTTTTTTTAGTATCGTTGGACATCCTAATATCCTAAAGCGCTTAAAATGTATTCTAGTGGGACTGGTATTTCAAGTACTTGTCCGACTTTAGCGTCAGTCTCAAGCGGTAAGTTATTATAGTATGCAATAATCCACCAATAAGTAGGGTCATTATAATATTGACTTGCAAGCTTGAAAAACCTATCGGAAGGTTGCCAGGTATGATTAATCACCTCTATACCAATTATGTCTCTTACTCTCAACGTTTTAAACTTTTCAAAAGAAACGTGATCTATAAAAGACACACCCCTTCTGTCTAATATATCAGAATACTCAATGGTCGAGGTTCTAACAACTAAATTATTTTCATACCTAGAAATTCCCATTATTGAATTATCTCCGTGTCTCGTCTTCTTTGTCTAGCTTCGTCAAGTGTTGCATCTGTATCGCGTCGAGCAGGAATCAATGGCTGCGCAGGTCTAAGAGTGCGATCAGTGGAATAGATCTTATCGCCGCCGAACCGTCTGCCGACCCAACCAGGTTGTTGTGTGTGCAAGACAATAAATGAAAAGCTAACTCTAAAATAACTTTCAGCCAGTGTTCTATCAGGCTCGTAATCTACAGAATGCTCTTCAGCATGACCTGGGGTTATGTTAAGCTCTCCATTAATGTAGCCTTTAACTCTTTCGTATATTCTGTATTTTTCACCGTTGTCCACTTCCTCGTGAAGAATGGAAAAAAATGGGGGGCTTGCAATCGTACGCAAGCCAGAGTTTTCAACATATCTTGGATATTGAAATTTTATTAATCTTGAAATTTGTCTTTGCATCTTACGACTAGTGTAGTTTTGTTCTAGATATTCTTCCGTTTCAAAAGTTACCTGAAGTGTCCTTGTGGTGCTAGAGTAAAACGGAATAGGGTCCATTTTGCCATATGCTTGTTCACCACTCCAATTACTGTTAATATTGTTAGTTAGCACACAAGTCTTACAAAGAAATTCAACACTCGGCGATCCTTGCACGTGCAATGCTCTTATTTTAAGGCGAGTCGTCATTAAGCTTTAATCTCCAGACCTTTACGCATCGTCTCCATACTAACCTTTTGTGCGACTCGTGCGACTTCTCTTTCATCCATTTTAATAACTAGATTTAAATTTAAATCTTCCATGCTATTAGCAGAAGTTGCAGCAACGGTATTGCTCAATGTTTCTGGAGAAGCTGTTCCTGTCGAGGCAATGCTATTAAAAGTATCAAGAGTAGCCATCATTTGTTGCGTTTTAACTGCACTTGTTATTTGTGTTCCTGCGGGTATGTTCGCTAGCTCTGGTCCCTGTTCTCCAACAAGAGTCATCCCTCCAGAGGCACTATCAACTCCTATTGCTGCTGCAGGAACATTATTTAAAATACTCTCGTCAAACGCCTGTGGTCCTACTGTTGGTGGGGCAGGCTCATCATCACTAAAGTATTCATACAATCCATACGCGGCGGCAGCAATTGCCGTTATGCCGCCGAGACCCATTAAAGCTTTTGATAAAACTCCTGCTCCGACTGCTGCGCCTGAACTAACAACACCGAATAAAGACACACCGGCATTGATCGCATTGAAAGCCACACCAATTACTCCAAGCACACCAACTACATTTGATAGTGTTTCTTGTAGTCCTACAAAAACATTTTTTAATTCACCTACTGTTTCTAATAACGTTTGTTGAGATGTGATTGAGCGTTCAGCAGCCAATGTTCTTCTTTGCTCTAAAGTTAAGTTTTCCATTCCTTCTTTAGCCAATTCCTCTAGTGATTTTTTATTTGCGTCAACTGCTGCAGTTGCATCTTTTATACTTTTAATATTTTTATCATTAAATAATCTTTCTGCAACAGTAACTGATATTCCTAGCGTGCTCGCTAAAGCCTCTCGCCCACGACGACCAAGATCGTCAAAAGATTTGCCGCTTTGTTCTAAGCTTCTTTTTAAAACATCTATTCTTTCTTCTTCTGTTGCATTAAGCATTTGCATAGAATTAATCAAGGGACCGCCAAGAATAAAGTTTAATTTACCAGCCGATCTCATTGCGCTATCAAACGTATCAAATTGTTTGCCTATTTGTATAAGTTCCGACATTTCTATGCCGGCTCTTCGAGCAGTGGTAGCCAAGCCTTTAAATATTTCAACTCCCTTTTCTCGTCCAAAAGTTGCTAAAATATCAAAATTTCTATTTAATTGTTCTAGTGATTGATTAGCGCTAATTCCAAGCTCTCTACCAAAATTTACTATCTCTTTAGTTAGATCACTAGCTTGTCTGGTATTCATACCCATACCAGTTGTTAGATTCTCTATGGATTCGGCAAATGTCGCAGTATTAACACCAACGCGATTTAGTATTGCTGCATCTTTTATCAATTCTGCCCTTTGCACAGCAGAAACATCGGTAAATTTATTAAAATTATCTATTAATGTTGCTTGCGCAGCATTTATTTCGTCCAATAGAAAGCCTTGCTGGTTTAATGGAACAGTAATGTTTTTTAACTCTTCTCCGAAGCGCCGCGCTCTTCCTGTCTGTTGAACAAACGCTGTCGGAATATCTTGTAATCGCTCTGCAATTTGGCTAACACGACCTAAAAAATCTGTACCAAAATCCTGTAAAAGTCCTTTGGCGCTTTTAAGAGCAGTAGAAAGCTTTACCTTAGAGGCAGATTGAAGAGCATCTGCAAAGTCTCTAGTGGCTTGTCCTAAGCTTTCGGCTTCTATTACGGTATTTATTAGCTCGTCAGTCAGATCAGATGTAACATCTTTTATTCCAAGAGTTTCCGCAAGCTGTGTAGTGACAAGATCTTTTAAGTCTTTTTGTTTATCAGCCCTTGCTGTGGCTAATTTAAGTGTATCTCTTTGAGCAATTAGTTCTTTTTTTAACTCTTCAGTGCTTTTCCCTTGCTCTTTTGTTATAGATTTAAATTTACTTTCTTTTTTTTCTAACTCTCTATTAACCTTTTTTAGTTCATTTTCAAGCTCGGATGCCTTACCGGTCGTATCTTCAGACAGATCGTTAATTTCTTCTTGTATGCTTTTTTGTTTTTCTTTCAGAATGTTGACGTCTTGCTCTGCAGTAAGAGATAATTCATACCGTTCAGATAGGATATCAAGGCTTCTGCGCAAAAGATCGGCTTCCAACTCAGCTTGAGTTATAAACTCAGCTTGTTTTCCTAATTCAAGTTTTAATAATTCGGAGATGGATTTTTCGACACCCTCTTGCTTTAAGGTTAGATCTAAAAGCTTTTCTTTGGTCTTTGCGGTGTCTTCTAATGCTTGTTTTATTTTTTCAGCGTTTTCGACATCTTCTGGTTTAACAATATTCTCATCAGCCATTATTTAACCTCTTACTTAAGCGGCCATTTAATGCCTGTCTCTCTCTCAAATTTTTCTACTGCTCTATCGAGACTGTATCTGTTTTTAAGAACTTTTGGGTCATTTAAACCATGCTCAAGGTAGGAATCCATATATTTCTTTTCAGAAGCTAAAACTGCGCCAAACGACACAACGTCAGGTTTTTTACCTTTTATGTAAAAGGTGCGCATACTTTCACCGGGCTCAGAAAACATGTTATATAACATTTTTTTAACCTTTGCTCCGAAGGATATCAAAGAGGGGCTAGCTTCCTTTAAAAGCTTTGCCTCTTCTAGATCAATAATAGTTTTATCTTCCATATTGTTAATTAGTTTTGAAAATTACTTTTTATCTACGGATATGAGAATTCGATCTCTTAGTCGCCTTTTCTATTTCTTCTTTTTCTTTTTTCTTGTGATCTGATAGCATTTGCACATACCATCTTCTTAGACCAATGGGTAAGCTATAAAGCTCGAACAAGCTCCAACCACCATAGTACTTCATGTAAAAAAACTGCTCATAAACACTTTTTATGTATTCGTTACTTAGGCCAAAAAAAGTCCGCACTAAGCGGAACCTCCACTTGTGTCTCATATGCACATACCTGACACTCAAAATCGCAATTCATATCGACGTCTGGAATCATTTTTTGATATGCTGCCCGCACGTACCTACTATCTAAAGCTGACATGGACTGGATATAGCTTTTAATGTATCTAGGATCTGAGTTACCATTCACTGTTTTGATAACCTTTTGAAAAAATTCAGAGACAAGGTTTTTATTTTTTTGTTTTTTGTTTCGTGTGTTCTCGGATAAAACTTTAAGTTGAAGAGCGGTGTCTGTTCTAGGTACAGTAATGTTTATTGTTTTTAAATTATAATCAATCTCTGCATCAAACTCTAGTAGACTGTCTTCAAAGTCATTTGGCTTGACGTCATTCAAATCAAACAAAGTAGTTTGAGATGCGCCGCAGCTTGGACAAGAATATTTAGTCTCATAGTCTGCGCCATATCCATAGACTCTTGCAGCAACCGTGATTGCGTTCCTGTCGCCAATCAATAGATCATTGACGTTGATATTTTTATCAACTAAAATAGATTTTATTAAACGATCAATAGCTGTGCCATTCTTTATGTATGATTGGTTGGTTAAAATATCTTCTTCTTTTGTAGTCATGTGTTTTATTTCCACTGTCTCTTTGAGATGTAGTGGGTGACCTTCTTGATAAAATAAACCCTTACTGGGTAGATCTACGATTTCTGTTGGGACAATAAAATCTAAACTTTGTGTGTTTTGTGGCTCTACGTTTGAAGACTGTAGATTTTCAACGGGCGCACTAACACCCATTCTGTTTTGGTTGTTTCTCATTTTTCCTCCATTACAACACTTATTTTACATTATTTTTTATAAATTATTAAGAATTATCTATAGATTTTCCTATGTAAGAATACTTTGCTGCTGAAATTTCAAACTGCATTGTAACATAACTTACTGCATCAGTGTCATAGGACATTTCACCACCAAAGTCAAATTCAGTTAAAATTGGGTTTAAAAACTCCCATTTTTCGATAACCCCAGCATCAGAGCCTATAGTCTCTATAATCAAGCTTGTATTACCTTTACGATTCAAATTCTTCAAAAGATTGTGCATATCTTTAGGAGATCCACTGCCTGCTTGAGCTTCAGCGTTGTATCCTTGAGAGAGCATCCAATCGTACAATATTTTAGTTGTGTTTGAATCAGCTTTTGATGCATCTACCGCTCTAATCGTTATAGGTGCCCAAGCGGTTTTTTTAATTTTATTCTTTTCCTCTGAATTCCAAGGACTATATGATTTAACAATTTCAAAATTTAAATTTGGTTTAGTAAAAGAATTAATTAAAAAGGGTGGTATGGATGCGCCACGTAACAATGGAGTTGAAGAAGCGATACCATTTGTAGGAGAAAATAAATTTACATACCCTATCCAGCTAAAAGTTCTTTTAAAATTTAAATTTTTATCTGCCCAAAAAGACATTTATTCCTCTTTTAATTAACTTACGCGAATTCCTATCTCTCTCGCAACACCTGTGCGATTTAAAGAAGCGTAGTCATAAGTAATATCTAGGGAAATAGTAACAATGCTGTCGTCATCATACGATAACTGACCAAAATCAACTTGATTAATGTAAGCATTGTGGAGAGTCCACTCTTCAATGATTGCACCATTCGCATCGATCTGAGTTAGTCTTGGGGTACCTAAAGCTTCTTGAGCTTTAAACTTTGATATGCTGCTGTTAATCAAAGTACCGGGAGTAGCAGGAGAATCAACTGGTAAAGAATAGCCAGATCTAGCTAAAACATTAAATAGAGTTTGACCAGCATCCTCACTACGACCAGGATCTACAACAGTGACACCGACATTATCCCATCTTACGCGACCAGGGTATTTAAATGTGTGCTGAATGTATTTAATTTCAGGACCACCTTCCATTGAAAAAGTAGGCTTTTTCACCTGACTAACTGTGTATGGCTGCAATGCTGCAGCGTTATCAGTCCCTTGCATGTAGAAAATATATCTAAATGAGCGTTTGGGGTCTGTTGCTGAATCTGCGTAAAATGGCATTTGTCATTTCTCCTTTGTTATAAATAGTAGCATCCTAGTTTTTAGTCCTCAAAAGCAGCACCAGAGTCAGTGATTACAAAATCAATTGCAATGAATTCTATTGATCTTGCTGGTTTCAAGAAGATTTGAGCGTATAGAATATTTCTATCAATCAAATCTGGTGTTGTGGTGGTTTCATCCAACACTAATTTAAAGTCAGTCAAACCAAGTCTCGTCTTAACTGATTGCAAGAAAGGCTCAACTTGACCACGGAACCGGTTCCAAGTGACCTGAACGTTTTGATCAAACAACAACGTAGATGCAACATTTGATATTTGCTTCTTAAGGAAGATCAACAAACGTCTTACGTTAATGCGATCCAGGGCGGAAGGTGTAACTTGTAAAGTTTTCTGACCGAATATCACAATACCTTCTGCTGGGAACTGGGCGATGGGGTTGATATTAGCATCATAGAGTTTATCACGATCCTTTGATATCAATCTTTCGCGTACGCCCACAACTGGAATTCCAGCTGCGTTATTAGCGGAGAGCCCGCCGCGAGTAAAGCCTGCTGGTGCAAACCAAAGCTCTTGTGTCGCTTGCCCAAAAGACATAGCTCCGAGCGCTGCTACTGATGGCGGTGCCCAGATGATTGAGCCTTGAATGGTGTCTTGAATTTGCACCCATGGGTAGTAAGCACAACCAAAGCTTGAATTGATTTGTAAGTTATTTCTTTTATTGTTAATCGTTGATTGCACAGAACCTAAACGATTTTGTACTGTGGCGGTGTTTTCTGTCTCTGGAACATATCCACCTTTAAGGTCAACAATAGCAATTGCATCCCCACGATCCTCGCACATATCTATTAAGTTTCTGTTTAAAACATTATCAGTTGTGCCTGGAATCGCTGCGATATCAAACTCAACCGCTTCTGGGTCTCTTAATGAGTCAATAGCAACCTTGATAGAGTTGAATGCGTAGTTATTACGCTCTGTTTTACCTTCAAGAAGAGTGTTTCTGAAAGGCTCAGCTTCTGTAATATCTAAGCCGTCGAAACCTCCGTGTAACACAGTGGTAAATCGGTCGGCGCCCAAGTCTAATATCTCACGATAACTACCGCTTGATGTTGCCGTGCCGCGAACATATAACAAGCCACCGCGAGCAGATTCACTAACTCTGGAGCCTGACTTGTAAACTAGAGAGCCTGTAAGTGCGATATCTCCATCAAGCTGATCGATACACATATCATCTAGAGTAAAGACAAACATGTTTTCTGTTTGCGCATCGCCTGTTGTGGTTAGCGCACGCATGTTTACGCCGGCTGGCTTTGGACCTGTGTAATCGCCGATTGTTTTCGATGGTCGACCATTTAAATTAAATGTTGTATCGACACCATAGAAAACACTAGTTGGATCTGTTGGGTTCCCTTCGGAAGAAGAAATTCTTAAACGAAGTTTAGGGAAATCAAGTTTAACCGGAAAGAAGTTATTTGCCGGTCCAGAGCTAGATACAATACCACCTATGACGTCAAATGCTGACCCATCGGAAGAAAAGTCAATACCACCAGTTACGAGTGTATTTATGTTTCCAACATCTGAGGCGGAAACTGGTAGAAACTTTGGAGGTCCAAAGACACCAAAAGGTAGGTTCTGTGGATTTGATTTGCCCTCTCTGACAGAATCATCTAAAACAACATAAACATAGTCAGAGTTGTTAACAAAATCTCCATACTCTCTGTATCTTCTATCGTTGTCGTCCCATTCTACAAATTTATCACCAATCTTGCGAGCAAGGAAGTTTTCTGAAGATGGGTTTAAGTTACAGTTGTTAAACTGTTCTAATATCTTAGGACGATTATCAGTATCTTCCATCGCACGAATCAAAACAGAAAATGTACCGTAGTCGTTTGCAGGGTCACTAGAGGCTCGAATATCTGCAATTGATATCTTAATATTTTTTGACGCCCAGCGTCCTGTATTTCTCGCTCGAAGCTTAAACAACTTATCTTGAGCGCCTGCAACGTACGAACCAGTGTTATCAGTTAAGTCTTGAGCAAAGAAATCACCGGTAGAAGGGTCACTAAAGTCTCGCTTGAAATCGCCTCCATCCACTGTGCCTCGGAACAATGGAAGTATGACTCCATACTGATTGTCTGCACCGGTGGCAGTAAGAAGATTATTAACTTCGTCTTCGTATGACTCTCCAAGCCAGAAAGTTTTAGCGCTATTGCTTGTGCTGAGAGTTATTTGGTCATTCGTCAGCGTTGGGTTGGTGTTAAACACTTTACGAATAAAGTTTTCCGAGGAGTTACTAAAATCAAAACTTGTTTCGATTTCAGTGCTAGTGCCGTCAGCGATGACCACTTTGAACTCTCTATTACCAACTGCGCGAACAATTTTATTAGTACCACTTCCCTCTGGACCTCCGGCTCTAGGGTCTACGACAAGCGTAGTAGCCGATGCCGACATTACCGTACCAGATAATGCAACAGAACCTGTAGTAACGTACCACACCGCTGCGAGTGTACCAGTAGTCTGTGTGCCGTTGGCTGTCGAAGAAGCTACAGAGGATGATTCAAAAACAAATAAGCCGAAAGCGCCACCTTGAGTTGAGCCGCGAGTCGGGGAGACTTCGCTTGCATCGCCGTTGGTTAGTGCCCAACCCGCTTCGCCGACACCATCTTCAGCGTTTGCATGTTGTTGACCTACCAAACGAACAAAAGTTATAGGAGAATTGTTTTTCAACCAAGCTTGTGCTGCATATGCTCCATAAGTAGGACCAGTGATCGCTCCCTCTCTGGATACATCTGAAATTACACCGCCTGGGATAGGTGCGCCAAACACCTCAACAAATTCTTGAAAAGAATTTACTTTTGTTGGTATCAAAGCTGGTCCTTGCTTCGCACGTCCGATTACCGCTGGACCAATACCTTCAGGAGCAGCTGGAAGCTGTGAATTATCAATTTCGTTGATAAACACCCCTGGTGAAATAAACTTAAACTCTTTTGCTGGCATATTGTGAATCTCCTTTGCTACTGAAACGCAAGTTATTTGTTTCTTTATTAATTAGTGAGTTAAGAGAGCAAAAACCATTTTTGTTTATTGCGTGTATTTTGATTTTCCTTCTCCGTAGTCTGGAATATCTCCAAAGATTACCCGCTCTCTTGGAATTTTAACTTCTACGGCACTCTCTCTTCTTATAATCTTTGGTCTCTCTCCATTTGGCGCTTCACCTATTAAGTACCCCAGCACCTCGAAAGACACCTTTGTTGTATAGCTTCTTTCATCTGTTCCTAGATTAGAAATATTGTTTGCTAAATTTAGCCCCTCTTGTAAAAACGTTTCGTAGCTATGTCCGTTTTTATTAATTAAAAAATAACTTATAGAAGATCCTAAAGTTATAAAGGGAGCTAAAACCTCATTCATTTGTTGTACATATTCTGTTCTTATAGTTACTTCATAATTCATGGAAACATAAACAGGCATGGGGATGTTCAATGTCTCATAAACTACTTTATCGTTTTTCTTTTTTGGGAAGTAAGCCTGTCTATTAGCAACACGACTAACTGAGTTGCCCAATTTTTTTCTATTATCTGCAACCGTGTAATTAGTTGTCTTATCTCTTACGATCTTTCTTGCTAAAGTTATTCTACCAAATCTGTCAGCTTCAGAAAAAGTAGTGCTCAAACCGTAATATTTACCTTTTCTTGTTTTACTTTTATTCATTGTGGTTCTTTCAATCGTTATCAAAGGCAATATCAAAGAACCATCATTGTCTCTTAAGTCTTTATTATTTTTAGATAAAAATGCACGCTCTGCGCTAACCCAAATAACAGGCACTTTCTTCCAACCCTCATTTGTTGTCGATCTGTTATTCATTTTATCATTAATAAAGTCAAAAAATGCAAAATCAATATTCTCTAATGTTGATGGTTCTATTTCTTCAACACTTATATTGCTATCTGCATTTTCTACGCCTTTGTACTGGTCGCTACTTTCCATTAAAAGTTCCTTCACGTGCTTTAATACACTTTGCTTCTATCTCCATTCTGTGATCTATTTGTCCAAACATTTGTTTGGGCTCGTTTAACTGGACTATTTCATAATATACATCACCGTATTGCACAAAATCACCTTCTCTTACAAACAAATCTTGGTCCTCTGTTAGTCTTCTTTTGTGAAAATGAACAATAATTGACGGTCTACGGTCAATACCAAGATTAGTTGTCTCAGTTACATACCCTTCCCACATTACGAGCGCATAAACTCTAACTGGAGGGAGATATGTTTTTTCTATAGCCTCGCCATACATTGGATGAAAATTTGTATACTCCATGCTTATTGGGTAATAAAATATACCCTGACCAACAATTCGCTCAATAATCTCATCATTAACTTGTTTAACGAAGTCTCTTTCTTTTTCTCCGAGAAACAGTGGTGGTGGCGGGGCATCTGGCTGTGTCCATTCATTTTCTTTATTAGACATTCATCTACCCCACAAATATCCGCATTGGAATTCTTTCTTGTACTTTGTTAACGGAATCGGATAGCTCTGCATCTCCAGCGGCTATTTTTGCGTATGTGAGTTCATCTAGAATTGTTTTCAACTCATCACGTAATTTTTCTTGTTCTGTTTGGCTTTGTGATAACAATGCTGGTCCATCAAGAGTTACACTATCACCAGGAATAGGTATCGAACCTATTTTAGATCGAACATTACCCAATGTCTCTTTCGAAAGAGCTAAAGCGAATCGTCTTATCCACTGTTTACCAATAGAGTTAATAGACTGATAAGGTGTGTTTTCAAAAGGCAAAGTGTTCATATTATTAATACCATTAACGCCATTATCAACTGCAGGGTCGTCTTCTTTCCAAGGCGTATCAGTATCAATAAAAAATTCAATCCACATTGTACGCGGACTAACCACAACAGCTTGAGGAAATATTCTTAATTGGTTGTTTTTTATTTCAAAACTGTAATGACTGTTCCTGGTGTATATGGCGTCTTCAAATGCCATGGCTTGACCTTTATTCTGCCACGTCGGCACTAATTGAAAAGTACTATCGTCAGCATATTGACCATAACTGGATAGGTCCCCAACAGTATTTAGACCACCATAGTATCCATAAAACCTCCACATTGCTTGTGGAGTCTTGTAGAAAACTTTCGTTACATTTATTCTACTACCACTCACTAAACCAAAATATGGTACAGTACTATCTGTAGCTGCAGAAGAAGATACAATTGATTGTAAATCATAGTCTTGAATACCAATTTCAGTTGTGAATGATGCTGAATATATCCGTGTTACGCCGCCTATACCAGCTTCTGTTGCATATCCATGTCCCACTCTTCGTGCATATTCAAATTTAAACTTAGGAAATCTTAGCGCAACATCCTCAAGATCGGTAGTATTTTGTAGTTGACCCTCTTCATCGAATGAACCTGTTTTTGCGCCTAAAAGATCGCCAATTGCATTTTTTGCTTGGTGTAT